CACAATGGAGATTGTTTGCGGGTTAAGCACACCGTCATCGACCGCCGTGAACACGCCGCCGATAGAGATGGACGCATTCTTTAACGTGAGTTCTACTACCTTGTTCAATGTGCGAATGTCGGCCAAGGCATAGAGTACGGGACCTCTCCCATAACGCTCGTTTGACGCTTTCATGTAGCGGCTTATAACCCACGGCCATGATTTGAGGTCACGATGCACCAGCTTATCATCACCCTCGGCAGTGACCAAGCAATAGAACATCTCGCCATCGATTGTATACGTGGCCTCAATGAGGCTAACCTTCTTGGTCGGGTCTTCGGCGGCATCGTCAATCATTCTCTGTGGAATGTCGGCGTCAGGCCATTCGCGTTGGATAACATTGAACGGTCGGTTTAGCATGCGATAGACCGTATCCGGCACCCCATTGGGGCCTTCATCAAAGCAAATGTGATAGCTTGGAATAGCCGTGTAACGTATTGGCGTCAGAGTATCACCGGGTTGTATCAGCATCACTGAGGTGCCGACCGCAAGGTCCAGTAAGAACTCGCCCATCGCCAGGTCGAAACCTGACTGCATCATCACGGCAAACATTTTTTCAGTATAAAAGTCCAAGACCTGTTGGGCCTCAATCTTTTGCTCTTCGGGTATATCATTGCCCGGTTGCAAACGGCACCAAGGACGTTGCGGGGGAAACAGCGAGGACTGTATGCGATTGGCAAATCTGGCGGTTGAGTGAATAGCGGTGCTGTCGAAGACACGGCGCATCTTGTTTTGCCCAGGTGTGCCACTCTCAGCATAGCCATCGTACAAATTACGCATCGGCAAAGCGAACTCGTACGCCTCTTCATAGATTGAACGCCACTCTTCTTTGTGAGCGTTGCAACGGGCGTACCGCTTCTTGATGTCCTCGACCGAGAGTACCATTACTTACCCTTTTTGACTTTCTTTAGCGGCTTTTTCGGCGGCTTTTTGGCTCCGTACATCATCTTTACCTTTCGTGAATTTGGGATTGCGGCGGTATGTTTTCATGTTCACCCTCGCGGGTTCCGGCCAGAGCCTAGAATGCGGGAGAGAACTTGCCGACCGGGGCCAGCATCACCGGGTGCCACGCCTTGGGCCATCAGCATAGTTCGCCCGCCGGTGCGCTTGGACCGTTTGCGGGCCTGTATCTTGCGTTGCTCGGTTGCCTCTTGGCGGTCGGCAATCTGTTCTTGCCGAGAAATGGTATCATCGGCATCGGTTTCAGCCACCGTGGGTGTCGGGTCCGGCGTCCTGCTACTGAATAAACCGCCCATCAAACAACCTCGCATACATGTAGTAGTCAGCACCGTCAGGACCGTAAGCCCGCATGGTGCCCTCGCGCTCAAAATAGCAACGCTCTGCCCAGATACAAGCCGTAGCATTTGATGAGTGTACACTAAACTGAAGCCTTTTTATCTTCATTTGCTTAGAAACGTGGTTAAAAAATGCCAATGAACCCCGATGCAGGGGCACAACCTTGCGCCCAATGTCCTTGCTGGGTATCAGCCAAGCCTCGCAAACGCCCGGCCATAATTCCCACACGCCGAACATTGCGCTAATACCATCACGGTCCAAGACAGAGAACGCCAAGCCAGCGTTTGCGTAGGTCTCCAAGTACTGCTTGTAGTCCCCAAACAGTTCAATATTGGCGGCGTCAAACTCGTTCAGTTCGCACATATCCAAATGATGGGGATACCAGCGGACAACCCGGTTAGAACCTTGCATCCGCATTACTTCGTTCAACTCAGCTATTAAAAACGTCAAAGTCTAACACCTTTGCTTGCTTAAAAGACCCGCCGGTCGGCATCGGGCGCTTGGTCATAATTTTATGCTCAGAACCTAAGAGACAATAGCCCGCCGCATCGCCAACGTGTGAGTGTTCATTTTTGTTTGGAGCGTCCCGAAACCGCTCTTGCCCCGCGCCAATTGACACACGCCGGAAGTGATACCCGCCGCCCAGAGACTTGCGAACTCTGATGCACTTTCTATCCACCAAGAACCCCGGCTTGCCATCAATCAACCGTCCCATCGGCATGGCTAACGCCTCGCGCCGCGTTTTAAAATCGTTGGTCGCTGTAGGCTGGGCCAAGATGCCGTGCGTCTTGAGATGGTCAAAGCTGGTGGTCTCAAATATCTGGTCGCGCTGCATACCGGCGGGGTCACCCCACACCAAGATTGAATAGCCAGGGAAACGCGAAGACAGGTCAGCCTTGAGCGAAGAACAAAACCGCTCCAAGCCCATCTCAAACGTCACCAGTTCGTGCAACACATGCCACCGGCCATTCTTCAGCCTCTGAGCAAATACCGCCGCCGGGGTCAAACCAAAGTCCAAGCCAATGTGTATAGGCAAGCTGGGGTCAGGCTCCAAATCAGCGGTCATCAGGTTATCATTGAACTCAGGCCATACCGCCCGACCTTCTTGCACAAACGTATACTTGCCCTCAGCATAACACTGAATCCAATCCAGCCGCTTGCCGCCCAGCAATTGCTCATAATACCCGTCAGGAAGGTTGCCCAAGTTCTCAGCCTTGGGATTGGTCTGCCACCACTTGCCCGCTTGGAACATGAAACCTTTAGCTTCCGGCATATCGTCGGGCAATTCCTCCAAGGGCACCTCAATCACGCCACCCGGTTGCTTGAAAAAGTCCCAACGAAACTTGCCCCCAGGCTTTTCCTTCTCAGCTAAGTGGTAATAAAAATGGTCAGAATCCATCGGGTTGGTGTCTAAGATAACACCCCGCCAAGTGGTGCCCCCATCTGCTTTTGTCGGGTATCTGCCGACCCTATGCGTCAACCCGTCTATAATGCTCTTTGGCAGTTCGCGGCACTCATTCACCCACGCCCCAGTTAGTTCCAGGCTGAGAAGCTTACGAACGTCTTTGGGGTCATCCAACGCCAAGAATATCACCTCCATATCAATCCCAGCGGCACCCTCCCTAGACGGCAGCTTGATGTGGTGCGTAATAGGCGGGCTATGCTTAACGTGCCCAAATGTTTCTTCGGGCAACAACTCCAACCAAGTCTTCAAGGTCGTGGTCTTCAACATCGGATGCGTATTGCGGACAATCGCCCAGCGGCTGTACTTGATGCCATCCCTGGGACTAGCCTTCTGAGCAACAGCCCGCCGGAATATCTCAGCGCAACAAGCATACGACTTGCCAGACCCAACCGGCCCCATGATGCCCCTGACAAACGCATCAGACTTAAAGAACCTCGCCACAGTGGGCGAAGAACTGAAGTTCAACTTTAATCCGGCTACTGGCTTATTCAAACGCTGACCCTCCACTATCCGGCTCAAATTTCTCAAAGCCCGCTAACTTCAACCTCGCCACATTGTCAGCGACAGGCTTGGGAACCGCCACACCGGGCGGCTCATAATCATAGCCAACATCTTCCCGATAATGATGGTACAACTTAGGCAACAAATACCCACACATTTTCAACTCACCAGCCAACCGTTCCATCTCTTGCTCCGGCCAATTACCCGCATCAATCGCAGATAACTCGCCGTTGGTCCGCTTCATCATGTCGAACAAAAACTCAGAGAGCTTTATCTTCTGCAAATGGTTCATACCTTGCCCCTCATAAAATGCTTGGTTAACAACTTAAAAGGGCGGCAAAAATTAGACGGCGTCTGCCTTTCGCAATAATGAGATTTTAATTGCTCTTTGGTAAAACCGTGCGAATTTGCGTTGATAAAATGCTTAGAATACTTGTCTAAAAATTCTCGCCGCAATCTGTCTCGCCTAAACTCTTCCTCACGGTATTCAATGTGAGATAAAGTCTTGTCAATGTCACTCCTACAAGGCAGCTTAAATAACCCTTCTTCAATTTCATCGCACACAGAAGAACGCCAAGCATGGTTTTCTCGCCTAGATTCGCGGTAAGCCATTGAACACAATGGGCAGCGATACAAATTAACATCTTTGTGACAAGATAAGTTGTGTAAACCACGTACAGTTTCGGTCACCTCCGCATGTTTAACGCACAATTCCTCAAGCGCCCAAGCCCGCTTAAGCAACGGGCCTTTTTTGGTTGTGGCAAGCCACAAAACCTCTTCCATAAATTCTTGGCTGATAGGCTTAAAGTAAAAAAATAAGCCGTTGAACTCATGTCTATCAAGCATCCTTGTCATCCTTCCCCGGCTCTTCCGGCATAATCATATCAATCGAAATCACAGACGGCTTATCCACCACCTTCTCGCTATCAAGCAGCCCCGCACTCTTGGCCAACATCTGTAAGACCCGCACCTTGTCCACCATCTCAAACTCCATGATGTCACCGTGCTGCGTAGGCGTTATCTTCACCTTTTTAATCGCCGCCTTCACATGCTCAGGCACATCCTTGAACGCCCTAATCCGCGCCTTGCCGTCCTCATCCCACGAAACAACATCAGTCAGTTTCGCAGAGGCCAAACCCAATAACTCCAAGGCCAACTCATCACGGTGGTCGTAAATAATGCTCGACCCACGAAGCCGCTTGGTAATCGCACCCATCGCCATCTTCGGCGGGCGGGGACCAGTACGCCCCCGCCTCTTCGGTTTCTCAGCCATCAGAACGGGATAGCGTCGTTTAAATCGTCGCGTGGTGCAGCCGCAGCCTCACCAATCGGCGCAGAAAACGCACCAGTGGCTCCACCCCCCGCATTCGCAGCCGCACCAGCGCCCTGACCATCGTCCTCAAACAAACGTAACCACACATCGCCGTCCTTGTTAGGCAATGGCAACACATCCAACTTTATGCTGAGAGGCTTGCCCTCCTTCTCAAACGCAGTGCCCAACCTCAACCACAACGGCTTGTCTCGACCAGGGATTTCCTTGCCCTGCACAACTCGGTATCGCTTACTCATTGGAATTTCCTTTCAGTGGAAAATGGGAAAATATTTCGGGGTGGCCCCCCATATACGTGACGGGGGGTGGGGGGGCCTAAGGGCGGTTCTCGCGCTGGCCGGACGCGCCGGTCACGCCACGCAATTATTCTGGTGTACAGATACCAATGGAACGACTGGTGTTTGTACGCTACCATCTTGCAGCACCCGTGACCTTGCCGAGGATGGCGTTGATGTCTGGCCCTGGTGTCTTGTGTCCTGCCTTGTTCTCAGCCTTACGAGTGAACCATGCAAGCGAGACCGGTGGCTTCTTATCCTGCGACATGAACCATGCGGCTGTCTTCGTAGCATCCTCAATGAACGTGCCCTCGGTGTATCCCATGTTCAGTATCGCTGCGGCTATTGAGACCTGCCGGTCATCGTACTGCCAGCGTATCCCGGTCGCCTCTTGGAATACTACACCATAGGCTGCACAGATGGCTCGACATGCACGTTCAGGCTGATGACCTGTGCGCGTGTGTGAGTTGTCGTTGTTCTTCTTTTCAACAAAACTATTATTACTATTCTTATCTTCTAGTTCTATATTGTAGTTAAGCATAACCTGGGGGTTATATTTTCGTATAACCTGGGGGTTATAATTGGGGTCATCCCCATTTACGGATTTATAACCTGCAGGTAATAACTCATTAGACTTATCCACAGGCTTAGAACGCTGCTTTGTGAGCTGTCCTTTGGCTCCTCGGTTGGCTACTGCCATTGTATCTTGTGCCTCTCGTGTGAGTTCTTCCTCGGTCTTTGGTGTGGTGTTCATCACCTCTTGCAGTGACATTCTGGGGTCATAGATTACCCTCCAGACTGCGCCTCTTTTGCCCCAGGCTTTGCGGTTGTCCTCTTTGCGTATCTTCTGAATGTATCCGAACTCGACCAGTTTCTTCATGTGCTTTGCGATAGCTGGCTGAGATATATTGAGTGCTTGCGCCACGGTCAGTTGGCTCATGTAGAAGATGCCGGTGTGTGCTTTGGCGTATGAACAGACGAAGGCGAGGACGCTGAACGTGCTGGGGTATTTGTGCAAGCGTGTATCCACTGTTGCTCTGGGCGGTATGAGACAGAATGGACCGGGTGCTTGGTATTCACCGTGGCCGTCTGGCGCGTCCCTTATTGGGTCTGGTGACAGGGCTGACTTACGCATCGTACAGCTCATCAAAGTGGTGCGCGAGGCGGCGTAGGTCTGTTGCCATGTTCTTAGCATCTTGCTTGTTCAGTGTGGCTGTGAATAGCGGCTTGCGGCTGCGTTGTTCTGGCGCTTCCCCTGCTATGAGAGCGAATGTGTAATAGTCGTGCCGAGGGTTCTGGGACAGTTCCCACGTGATGTGGCCGGTGGTGTAGTGTTGGCGCTGAATAGGACGGGTCATTCCTCGTCATCCTCATCATCTGTCAGGCGCTCACCACTTCCGAGACAATCTGTACAGGTCTCGACCCGCTCTTCTATGTATCCGCTATCAACGTCAAAGCTCTGCCGATGATACAGTTCTATCAGTAGCGTCCCGGTGCCCCCGCATTCCTGGCATATCTTCATGGCTTCGTTGGTGGCGTTGCTCATAGTAAGACCTCCTGCGTTGCCTGTGGCGCAGGCTCAACAAATAAGTCAGGCTGGCGTGTGGCTTCATCAACGCGCTTACAAGCTATGTCAAAATAGTCGGGGTCTAGCTCTATCCCGGTGCCTTGTCGGCCCAGCTTTTGGCACGCGACAAGCGTTGTGCCGCTGCCCATGAATGGGTCAATTACAGACCCGACAGTCCACTCAATAACGTTTCTCATTAGGTCTACAGGCTTTTCTGTCGGGTGAAACAGATTGCCGGTTCGCGTTCCAATTAATACGTCAGTTGGCCGGCCATTTGGGAAGCAATGAGAATTTCCTTTGTAAAATGCACAGACTTCTGTTTTTCGCCCATGCTCATGCTCCAAATCACCCATTGAATGATTATTCTTAACCCAAGTAATTAAGCTGCGCGGCATGGGCACATCTGGCAAGTTGTCCCATCGCATCCAAATATATTTACTATGATGAGCCAAAATTGCTGCGGCGAATCTGAGCATTTTTGCATCGCTGTCGTTTTGAATTACTGCGTGGGACTCTATGCGATAATTGCTTTGAAAACTCATCCCATAAGGCGGGTCAGTCACTACGGAATCAAACGTGTCCAGCAACGGCATAACCTCAAGGCAATTGCCGAGGATGAGCCGCTGACCGCCTATTCTTTCCTCTTTCACGATAGCCATGCAAAGAACCTCCGCAGCACATATGAACGGGCAAAACTTAGCACAAAGAATGTCAATGTGATTTCAGCGGCGGCGGCTGGGCTTGGCGTGAAACCCCACAGCGGAAATAACCAATAGGTTGCCGCCCAGCTTACCAGCAGGCCCACCACGGCGTTGCACATTGCTTCTGAAACAATCATAGCTTCACCCATGCCCCGCCGACCGCTTTTCTGGCCACTGTGATGGGCATCAGGATTGCTTGGGCCTTCATAAACTTATCACCGACCGGCACGTACTTATTGCCCCAGGTCATTCGGTGCATGACGCATAGGTCTTGGATGGCGCGGGTCTTCATAAGCCAGACCTCATTGTCGATACCGTGGCACCATAGGTCTGGACTTGGACCGTGCGGGTGTATGCCGCTTGGCTTGCCGCCGCTGAGAACCTCCAAGGCTATATTGCCTGATGTGCTGGCCATGAAGTCCATCTTGCATTCGGCTGTAATGCGGTGGGCACCGTACAGTGGAACGTCCAAGGCGACATCAAGGTCGTAGCTTCTGTCCTTTGACTTCCACGCCTCATGCCCAGCTTTCTTCAGCAACTTGATGACCTTCTGTTCGAACTCTTCGCCCGCCTTCAGTGCATGTTGGAATGATTGCAAATGTGACGCTTGGTAATTGTACGTTGGTGCCATGCCTAGACCCCTTTTTGCGCTGATGCTGCGCCGTACACCCAACAGTCTCGGCGCCCAGCGGACACTGTCTTACCGTTCTTGCGGATGGTGTGGAGCTTTACGATTAGGTTGACGTTGGAGAGTGCTGACATGTTGGCGGCTACACTGTTGGCGTTCATGCCGGTGCCCTTCGACACGGTAGTGACTGTTGCCGGTCCTTTGGTGGTCAGGAAGCTGATGATTTCTTTTTGCTGGGCGCTTAACTTCTTCAAATAAGTGCGGGCATCACAGGGCAGGGGTTCGCGCAAGGTAATGCGCTTGGTCTGGCGGTCGGGATGCAATGTGCCACGCGGCGTTGTTGTCCTGGCGTCCCGGCGTTCATGTTCCAGCATTCTCAGGCCAAATTCTGTTTCGTTCTCGCCCTGTCTTGGCGCTCCTGCAAACGGGTTCAAGGTCATGTAACAACTCCTCGTATTGTTCTGCCCAGTATGTGTCCTGGCTTATCTTTTCTTTCATCACTGCGTAGCCATGCAGTAGTGACGTATGG